ACACCCTACCTTAGGAACGTTAGCGTTACTTCAGGGTTGCCCGGCTGCTGGGCAGAGCGTTATGGGAGTCGTGCCCCGGAATGGCGTTCTAAGTGAGCACTTTTATAAAGACTGTATGAAGATAGCATTGTTCTTGCATCAGCCTAAATGCTCAGTAGAGTCCGGCAACGGCATTCTCCAAGCACTACAACCATACCATAGTTTTAAAATATTCACACGCTGGCCTCTTGAAGCTGACTTCTTTGATGATGTTGACATGATAGCCATACCTGGAGGTATTGGGGATGCGTCATCCTTTGAATATCTGCTACGTGAGAACGGAGACCGTGTCCGTGAGTTTGTTGATCGCGGCGGTCGATATCTTGGAATCTGTATGGGCGCCTATTGGGCAGGCAGTGAATACTTTAACATACTCAAAGATGTAGATGCTGTGCAGTATATCACTCGGCCTTGCACAGACACACGTAGACCACATGCCAAGGCTGTGCCTGTTACATGGCAAGGGCAACAAGAACGCATGTACTTTTATGATGGATGTGCGTTAGTGGGCGATGCTGGAAAATTTAAAACTGTGGCTACCTATGCCAATGGTGATGCTATGGCTATCATACAAAACAACATAGGGCTAATTGGATGCCATCCAGAGAGTCAGCCCAGTTGGTACAACGAATATCACAGCTGGATGAAGCCACACTATCACGGTGGCCGACATCACGAACTGCTATTGGACTTTGTCAGCGACCTAGGATAATACCGTAGATCTCTTTCCAGTCCTTGACTATGGGGTATTCGCAAACATGATGCATGTTATGCCCGTGTTCGATAAGGATGCTTTTTAAGCCCAAGGCATGTCCAACATCTGCGTTTGCAGGCTTGTCTTCAATCCACCACATGCCGCTGTCTTTGTACGGAGCCAATGCTGAATCTTTGTCTGCACCTGTGTCTAAACATATCACTGTCTCAATGGCATTGCCAAACAGTTTGCGTAGATTCTTTTCTCTAAGCTTCTGTGCGTTTTTGTCTAGGCTCAAACTGGTGATAACACGGAATTGATAACCGTGTTTTTCGTGCAGTCTTTTAACATAATGAGCTGAGTCACGTAGAGCAGGAAGGAATCCAATGGCTGCTGATTCGTTGAAGGTCTTGATGACTTTTTTCGAATCCTTTTCTTCTAGCTCGTTGTAGTGATGATGCAGATAATAACTTTTCTTATTATCAGCTGTTAAGGTATAACCGCGTTCTTGCATCCAAACTGAGAATGCCCATTCCCAATCTAGTAGAACACCGTCTGCGTCTGTGAGTATGATTTTTTGTTTCATAGCACATTATAACATTATTTTGGGCTGTTGTCAACCAGATAAGTAAATGATGCATATAATAATCTATACCTTGGTGATGGTACAAATCACTATAGCCTGTGTTACCCTGTATTTGCACAGAAGTCAAACACACAGAGCTGTGCAATTTCACCCTGCTGTTAACCACGTTATGCGAGCCTGGCTTTGGTTCACAACAGGCATGGTTACATGTCAATGGGTGGCCATACATCGCCGACATCATCAACGTTCGGACCAAGAAGGCGATCCACATAGCCCACAGATCTACGGCATTTGGCGTGTGCTGTTCGGTGGAGCACTGCTTTATCATTCAGCCAGCAAAGACACCGCCATGGTTGACTCATTAAGCAAGGACTGCCCCAATGATTGGATCGAACGCAACCTTTACTCCGCACACAGTCGCTCAGGTATTCTTTTAATGCTGGTCATAGACTGCTTGCTCTTTGGACCGTGGGGACTTGTAGTGTGGGGTATTCAAATGATCTGGATCCCATTCTGGGCAGCAGGTGTAGTCAATGGTGTTAGCCATTGGTGGGGATATCGCAACACAGATACCAAAGATACCAGCCGTAACATCATTCCGTGGGCTGTTTGGATAGGCGGAGAAGAACTACACAACAATCATCACGCTGATGGTGCCAATGCCAAGTTCAGCCAGCGTTGGTGGGAGTTTGATCTAGGTTGGATGTATATTTCGATACTACGGTTCTTTAAGTTGGCCACAGTTAGATAAAGAAAAAGCACCCGAAGGTGCTTTTCTTTTACCACTATGTAATGCTCTATGAGCGTAAATTATTTCTTCACGCCGCTGTTAACAAATGAATACATCTTTTCGGCGGTTTCTAGTACTTTATCTAAACCTGGAAACTCTGGCATTCCAACTGTGGTAATCAACTTGCCTGTAACTGGATCTTTGGCAGTTGACATTTCCCAACCGTTGAACTTGGCATAGAAGTCATCTTGTACTAGGCTTTTTGCCATGCCCAAGATGTCTGTGCGGATTTCGTAGCCGTTCTTATTGAATTTAACTTCTGGTGCTTTTGGTGTTTCGAATACGTTTGACATAATAATCTCCTGTGTGTAATGTCTGTGTCTAACAGCTACTTCTTTTTCGCTGTTAGTTTATTATATATGCTTAACAAGAAAAAAACAACTATTTTCTGATTCTGTTTATCCGTTCACGGATGATCTCTATCACTGGTTCTGCCAACACCACTTCATAGTGATTGTAGTCAACATCGATCAGTTCCATATCTTGATGGTGCCGTTGGCTTTGAATGCTGACCACTCCGTCGTTGGCCACAACTATGAAAGGACTGCGACCCTGCACAGTGACCACGTTGCACCAGGGATGCTGCACTTTGATCTTGGCTGCTTCCCGCATGGCCCAGCTGCTGGGACCAATATCACGCATGAGCCTACTGAATGGTAAAAAGTATTGAGCATAGTCTGCTACTTCAGCACCACCATAAGGTGTGCTTAGTGTAACTGCACCCAATACCTGTGTGGGCAAGTGATGGCTGAGATGCAGAGCATATATGCCACCTAGACTGTGCGCTATGAAAAAACACTGTTTGATACCAACCAAACTCTGCTGCATCGCTGCTAGATTGTGTTCAAATCCATCACGACTGTCATAGTTTAGGTCTAGACCCTTGCCCAGTCTAGTTCTGATATGATTGAAGCTTTCGCTGGTGGCATTGGCACCGTGTATATAAACTAAGTTCATAGTGTATATATCTTGCGATGCAACAACTTACTTGGTCATCAAGGCTTTGGCTTCTTCGTATCGGCCCACGCGAGCCAATGCACATGCCGCTCTAGTCTGTCCAATTGATAGGCAAATGTTGTATATGGTGTTTAAGAAGTTTTTCATAGATAAGTCCCCTTTTGAGAGTAGTTGAACTCGCGAATATAGTTTTCGAGTTGAGCGGCATCGGTAATGCCTTTGTCTGCTAGATAAGCATCTAGACTTGATTGATAGCTGCTACCTGGGAACATTTCACTCAAACGTTCTAGCATAGACTGCATCTTTTCTGATAGGTATTTCATTTGTTGCCTCTGTATGTGTGTAGCAACGTTAGTTCCTACTCAGTATTTACCATGAGAAGTGTTACATCTTGATTAAATAGAACAAACAGTGTATAATATCAAATGATGTGTAGAGGGTAAATACTAGACTAGGAAAGGCACATGAAACTAAAAACAAGATCGATCCTGCAGGAATTGAATGAAATAGCAGAAATCCGTAACAAGGATGCACTGTTTGAGAGTCGTGCCACCAACATCATCAATTCAGCTATTAATCTGCTGGAAACATTGAAAAAACACTACACAGCAGAACAAGCGGACGAACTAGAACGAAGACTGTTAAATGCCATACGTGGGCAGGATCCTGCCAAATTCACTCGCGGCATACGCAAGATCGCCGAATCCAAAAGAACCAAGAGACAGTTAAATGAATCAGAGTAAACTACTAGAAGGTGGGAATGTGTTCAAGGGTGCAGACAAACAGCCCCTGACACAGCGTATAGCCACTGCAGATGTAGAAAGCACAGTGGACTACATTGAAAAGATCACCGGCCTGGACTTTACCAAAGAGAAAGATCTAGACGATAAAAAGCCAGTGAAATGGCTAGGTACCACTGGACGCAAAGAAGATCCAGATGGCACATTTGAGCGCAATAGTTCCGGCGATTTAGACCTCAGCGTAGATGCCAATGAAGTAGACAAAAGAGCCTTTGCTGACAAGTTGATATCACAGTTTGGCAAAGAGAATATCAAACTCAGCGGCGACAATGTGCATTGGAAGGTGCCCATCAACGGTGATAGTGGCAACGGGTTCGTACAAGCAGACTTTATGTTCTCCGCTAATCCCAAGTTCCAACAAGGAAGCATGATCAGCGGTGGCGGAGAGTATCGTGGCGAACACCGACACATCATACTAAGTTCTATAGCCAGAGCCAAGAACATGAAGTACAGTCCCAAGCATGGGATATTAAATCCACAAACAGATGAACTGCTGCCCAACGGCAATGATTGGAATCAGATTGCCAAAGAACTGTTGGGACAAACTGCCACAGTCAAAGACATTCGTTCAGTGGATGCCATCCTTAACTATATTAAAAAACTGCCCAACTATGAAGAATTAGTCGCAGGTGCCCGTGAAACATTGGGACGTCAAGGCATC